GCCGAGCGGCCGGTTCGCAACGCAGAGGGTAACGATTTGCTGCGCCAGTGCTTTTTTGAGATGTGTCGGCGCGGGAATGGATCGAACATAGGAGTCGCAGCATGAACGCTGATCTATCCGCAGGCAGCCTAGTCGAGCGCATGACGCCCGGTAAGGCGCACACGATGACTGACCTCGGCAAGTTGTTCGGCTGCAGCGCCAAGGCAATTACGCCCACGCTCACCGCTGCCATCCGCGCAGGCCTGATCGTTGGCGTGAAGATCGGCGAAGGCTACAAGGTGTCGACGCGGTATTGCGTGGCGGGAACTGAGCCGAAGCCGGTCGAGAAAAAGGCGCCGCAAGTGCATCGCTGGCAGGTTGGCGAGTTGACGGGCTATGACCGGGGGAATCGGGAGTTTCAGGAGTTGGCGCGGCTTGGGCGGGGTGCGCGATGAGAACTGAAATCATAGGCGATGCGATGCTGTATCTGGGCGATTGCCGCGAAATCCTGCCGACGCTCGATCGCGTGGATGCGGTGATTACTGATCCGCCATATGGGATCGTCCACGACTTTGGCGAGCAGAAACGCTTGGATGGATCGCGAAAGCTCCAATGGGATTGGGATGGTCCGGAAACGCATGGGCTGATTCGCGACGCGTTGATCGGTTCGTTGGATGTTCTGAATCGCCCCGGCAATGCATTCGCTTTCGCTGGGTTCGACACCCTTGAGATCTCCCGCGAGGTATTTCGCCAAGCTGGTATGACGCCGAAGCCGTGGTCATGGGTGAAGCTGTGCCCGCCTCCTGCGATGCCGGGGAATCGCTGGCCGTCTGCTTTCGAAGTCGCGTGCCTGGGTTATGACGCTGGCTCTTATTTCGCAGATGCGAACCCATCGCGCCGCAACGTCATGGTCGCGGATGCATTGCGTGCCGGGAATTCCGAGAAAGCTGGTCATCCAACCCAGAAGCCGCTTTCTGTCATGGAACATTTGGTGTCTGCACTGGTCGCGCCCGAAAAGTGCGCACTAGACCCGTTCATGGGTTCCGGGACGACAGGCGTCGCTGCCATGCGGCTGGGCCGGAAATTCATTGGCATCGAGCGCGAACCCAAGTACTTCGAAATAGCCTGCCGACGCATCGAAGACGCCCAGCGCCAGGAATCGCTATTCGAGCCAGAAGCACCAAAAACCGAACAGATGGGATTCGCACTATGAACGCCCGCCAAAACCTCAATCCCAAAACCGCCGCCGCCGACGCATTCGCCCGCGAGGTGCGCGACCTGATTAGCCGGCCGCTAAGCCAGCGCAAGCAATATCTCACCGAGGTCACTGCCATGCGCGGCGAAGATGCGGCTGATGCGTTGCGCGATGCGATGGCAGCGTTGTTCGTGGCAAATAATCCCGGGGTGCTGTGATGAGCGTAACCGAGTGGTATCCGCCCGAATCAAAGCCTATTCGTGCTGGTTGGTACGACGCGGCCAATTTCGATGCTGGCTGGATCTATGAGTCGCGCGTTTGGTGGGATGGCCGGTGGTTCGATAAACAGGATGGCGAGCCGCTTGGTAATCAGAATCAAACTTGGCGTGGACTGACGGAGCAGAGTGCCGACGGCTGGATCCCTTGGAGTGGTGGGGAATGTCCGGTGAATGATGATGGCGCTCCCGTCCAAGTTCGATTTGCAAATGGCACCGAGCCCAAGCCGGACAATTTCCCGTCGATGTGGGACTGGAGGGCGCCGGATGCGAAGTATGGGCGGTCCGATAGCTGGGCGATCGTCGCCTATCGGGTGATTGCATGAGCGAAGAAAGCGAAATCAACATTTTCAAATGTCTCGACTTCATCCGGGACAAGGCGCCAGAGTACGCGCAAGCCAAAGCCGCTCGGGTTTATCTGGAGCAATTCCGTAAAACCCAAAAGGCATTAGGGATGCGCGCCGCTGAATCGGCCGGTCACAAGTCGGCGGTGATCCAAGAGCGGGAAGCATACGCAGACCCGTCCTACATATCGATTCTAGAGGGCCTAAGAGAGGCCGTAGAGGCAGAGGAGGCCCTTCGGTGGAGATTGGTAGCCGCACAGGCAAAGATCGAGGCGTGGAGGTCTCTGTCTGCCAACGCAAGAGCTGAACATAAGGTGATTCCATGACCGCAACCGGCCTCTCCTTTTTCGTCGCCTGGTGGATATGGGCCGAAATAGTCCGATTCAGCAAATGGGATTGGCGCGCTCACATGCAACTGGGGTTATTTTTGGTCGGGCTGATCTTGACTGTGGCTGGTGTCATTCGGTGGGTTTGGGAGGTTATGCCGTGAATCTCAAGAAAAAGTTTCTCGATCAGTTTAATGCCGAGCGTATCGCTGAAGGACCGGCGACTGAGCATGTCCAGTTCATGCTGTACGCCCACGGCTACAAGGCCGGGATGGAAGCAGCCGCCGAACTCCTGAAGGCTGAGTGGTTCAGGACGCAAGCGGATTGCGAGCTGGCGATTGTGCGCGCGGCGGCGAAGCTATGACCCTCACCCGCAAAACCCCAATGAATCGCGGCACCTCGCAGCTCACCCGCACCGGCTTCAAGCGCCAGCCAGCGCGCTCGCTCAATCCGCATAGCGGCGAAGTGGTGCGCAGCGGGATGAAGCGCTCGCGCAAGCGTCGGCGTTCGGTAGTTGGGCTGGATGCCAAATACATTGCCGCGTGCAAAGGCGAGCCCTGCTATCTACGCATCGAGGGCGTGTGCTGCGGCGACTGGCGCACGGTGGTTGATTGTCATTCGAATCAAGGCCGCCACGGCAAAGGAATGGGCATTACCGCAGAACATCGGTACACGGTTCCGGGCTGCGCGACATGCCACGTTTTCATCGACCAGAGCGGTGCGGATCAAGAGGAAAAGTTTGTGGCGTGGGATCGGGCGTTTGAGATATGGGAGCCGCGACGGGCGGCGAAGATGGGGATGGCACAACCAGAATTGGAGGCGACATGAATTCGACTAGTTTCATACGTCTGCTGGACGAGCTCGACTGCGAGGCGGCGGCGCAGCACTCGGTACTCAATCATCACGTCGACGGCATGGATTATCTGTGCCTACACCGCTCGCCAAAGCTCACCATGAAGCTGTATTTCATCGACACGGCGCGCATGTTCCGACAAGTGCCGAACACGTACCTTGTGACTCCGCACACGCACCGGTATGCGTTCAAAAGCACTGTTCTTGCCGGTCGCTTGATTCACGCCCGGTTTTGCGAGGCCAGCGGCGCCGGATATGACCGCTTCCAGTATTCGCCGGAAGATCGGAGCCTCATCGACATCGGGGCAGTCGGTCTTGGAGTGCCGGCGCTTGAGTTGCACGAAGCCGGTAGCAGCTATTGGTGCAGCACGACTGACATTCACACCTTGGTTGTGCCAGCGGGACCGGTACTGCTCGGTTTGGTCCAGTTCAGCGATACCACCGAGAGGTCGACGGTCTATCTCCGAAAGGGATCGCGCATGGACTATCCGGAGTCGCGCAAGCCGACGGTAGACGAAGCGCTAAGCCTGCGCAATCATGCGCTTGAAATGATGGGCGCGGCATGAACAAATCCATAACCCAAGGCGCGATAACCTTCGCGGCCGCTGTGGCCGCTGGATCTGCCGCTTACGCCACGAAGGGCGCTGACGGGGCGACCGCTCCAATCATTTTCGTGCTCGCGGCGCTGTTCGGAGTGCTGGCCGGTGGCGCTCAGATTAAGGACCTGCCATGAGCACTCTCAACGAGATTATTTTGTACGCCGCATACGCGGTAGGCGTCCTTTTCTTCTTCTTGATGGCAAGAAATGACATGACCTATCGCATCAAAATGCACTTCATTGATACGGACCATCTGTGGCCCAAGGCCTATAACCGGCTGCCTTCATACGACGAGATGCTCGGTCACCCGAAGCACTGGCTGCGCTGGACCAAGCGTCAATGGCTTGAATATGTGGAGGCGGCATGAAAACCTGCGGTGACTGCGAATACTTCGACCGCCTCAACGACGATTGCCTGAGTCGCACCAGTCCGCGATTCCAGACGACTGGCGCCGATGAGGCGTGTATGGCGTTCTATCCGGACACGACCAAGGCTCGGCAGTGTTTGGCGTGCGGCGCGTCGGCCGATTCTAGCCTTTGCGAGCATTGAGATGAGTCATCCATTCCTATTTGGTTTCATCGTCGGGTGGTGGGGGTCTTCGCTGATCGCCTGCATCGTGTTCGCAACTTTGAAATTGCGGCGCCCTTTGAGCACACCGAAAGCGCGTGCGCTTCCGCCTACTCGCCGGGAACCGCCGCCCATGCCCGCATGCAAGCCCGCGCGCGACGCCGACATGTGGGATGTGGGCAGCATCAATTATGAGTTTCTCGGTGTGACAGGAGAAGAGCGATGAAGCCATTCGACCTTGAGGCAGCCAAGCGCGGTGAGCCGATTCAAGTCAATTTCTACGACGAGAAAGGCCGGTACACGTGGACTGACGTTCATTTCGTCGGAACAACTCAAGAATCACAAATCATGATTCAGTTCGAGAACGGCTGCTGCTCGATCAAGGACGCCGACCAACTGCGCATGAGACCGTGCAAGCGCAGGTTCTTCGTCAACCTCTACCGCGACGCCGAATCGTGCACCTATATCGCTGGCGCAGTCGGGGATAGCAAAAGCGAGGTGGAGGGAAGGGCGGGCAACGTTTGGAATGGCCGAGGGATTCCAGCCCAGTACATCGGCGCGTTTCAGGTGGAGATTGAGGAATGAGCGCGCCGACGAAAATCCTCTTTCTTGACATTGACGGCGTATTGAACAGCCACCGCACCGTAACGGTTCACGGCGGCCCTGCTGAGTTTGGCGGAACGCCCAAGGGAAATGGGTTTCCGCATAGCTTCGATGCCGCCTGCATGGCTAAATTCGATCCGGTCGCAATACTCCTGATTCGGCAGGTATGCATAGAGACGGATTGCTCAATCGTCCTGTCATCAGCATGGCGGGTCTTGTTCACGCCGCACGAATGCGCTAATGGCCTTGACCTGCCCATCATCGACAAGACGCCATCCATGCCGGACGTGCGCGGCGCAGAGATAAAGGCGTGGCTCGATGCACATCCCGGGGTCGAGCATTACGCCATCGTGGACGACAACAGCGACATGCTCGAATCGCAGCGAAGCCACTTCGTGCAAACGGATGGTCTGGAGGGCCTGGGATATCGAGACTTCTGCGCGCTGCGCGACATTCTCCAGGGACGCGGCTCTGGCCACCAGCGAAAAGCCTTGGTGTGGGAAGACGCATGACCTTCAACCGCCGCGATGATTTCGGACAAAGGCAATGGGAGCGCTGCGCACCGGCAGAAGACGTCGCCAGCCGCCGGCAGATGGAGGAATTGAATGCGAGATTGCGGACGTGTGTTGGGTGCGTCAGTTACGTGGAGCAACGGGTAGTGAATGTTTGCTTTATGACCTGTTTGTTGGACCGCAAGAAGGCTTGGATCGAGGATTACAAAAGCAGGCGATGTGAGAAGTACGCAGAAAAGTGAAAAAAAGGCCGCACAAAGAGGCGGCCGAAAATTGATAAGCACCCCAATTTTAACATTTGGAGTGTGGAATGGATAGCGCAGAAAAAACGGTTGATGAGAACCAGATGCTTCATTTGTTTTGCATGGATTGGGCTGATTGGCATTATTCGCGCCGACTCTTTGCGCCGCCGGTCCCGCCAAACATCCTGGCGCGGCTGCAACCAAGCCCGGTGCGCGAGGTGCCGGATGCGATCCTGTCATCGGACAAGAGCTTTTTCAATCTGTCCGTGCTGATGCAGGAAGAGTCCCGCGCCAAGATGATTTTCTATCTCTATTACATCCATCGCGTGCGCAACATCAAAATCGTTGCCGAGCAGATGGGCGTTAGCACATCGTTCTGGTATCGGGAGATGCGCGAGTTCCGTGCGCTGGCATGGCGGGCATATCGAAAGGCAATCTACGCCGATGCAGACAATCCGTTCGAAGTGTGCGAGGTCGAGAAAATGTGAACCTGTGGAGTTCACATTTTAGTTGTTCACACTTTGCCCTGTAAATCGTATGATTTGGTATAGGCTGAATTGCTGTCTCTGGAGTCATCGCGAGACGCACCTATACCAAATCGACCGCAAGATAGGGCGGATGCACGATCCCGTAACGTGAAGTAGATCAAGCCCCGCAGGTTCGCCTCGGGGCTTCGTTCGTTCTGGATACGCCACATGATGAGCACGCACCCGCTAGACCTGGCGCTCTCATTCTGGGGCATCCCATCGCGCCCCGCCTGTCTCGATCCGGTCAAGCTCAGCGTTTGGATGTATGCATGCCTCGCACTGGCCGCCGACGCTGGCCTGATCGAGATGCCGTTCGTGCCGAGCGACTGCCTTCGCGACGTGCTGCAGGCGTATTTCGAGGCGCAGATTGACCATTTCGATACCGTGGATTCGCTGTTTGGCGTGAGGCATTGATGCAGACCGCCAGCCAGGACGAGCCAGTCTACGGCTGGAGTCGGCTCCCGAGCGTGATCCCGTTTGAGTATGACGCGGATGGCGAGCGTGATTTCGTTGCAGAGATTGCCGTGCGCACACAGAACATACCGGAAGCAGATGCCGGACAGCGATATAAGCCGAGTTGATCGCCGGCAACGAACCTGGCATGCCCAGGTTAGGTAGATGGCAGCAGCCAGAGAGCAAAGGGGTGAAGCCGCCCCGCCCAAGAGGTTTCTGGCTAGGGTGTTGCGCCAACATATAAGCTCAAAGCGCAGCCGGTTCCTCACGAAACGAGGACTTTCAAGCAATCTGCACCGCGCGGGATCGCCGCGTAGAGCACATCCAGGCGGCTTGCTTGAGAGTTGACAGCCGCAACCGAACCTTTGATGTCCCAAGCTGGCGCCAGTATGCAGGGTCGAGGACATTGCCGCATGTGATGTGGCTCAATAGGTTGCGCCGCCACGGGAAAGCGACCGCGCAGATCAAGAGCGCGCGGAACCATTCGCTTGTGGATTCTCTCTTCATCAACCGGCAGACACGCATGGCGACGACACGCAAGCAAAAGCCCGCGCAAGAGCGCACGGACACTTGCAAAAACTGCCGCCACATGCACCACGAGCGCGAGCTCACCGAATGTCGCCGTTACCCGCCAACGCCCGTCTACGATGGCGCAACCGGGTTTATCGAGCATCACTATCCAACCGTCGAGATGACGTTGTATTGCGGGGAATTTGCCGCGCACCTGAGCTCATAAATGGTCGATCCGAATCTGCGACAGTGGGCGACCGAGCGCGAGATTTCGATAATCGATGCCATCGAGCAATATGGCAGCGGGACGGCCGCAGCACCGCATCTCGGGTTGAATAAGAGCAACGTCAACCGGGCTATTCAAGGACTGGCGAGGCGTGCGGCGAAGATGGGATATTCGCCGTCGCACGACATGACGCACATCGTGCCGGACGGGTTCCGCGTCAAGGGTGTCTCGACGTTCTACGATAAGGACGGCAAGCCGCGTAACCAGTGGGTGAAGAGTCAGGTCGACCACGATCGCGCCGAGGCCATCCTCAAGGAATTTGCGGAATCGCTGTCAGAAAGCATCAAAGGCCTGGCGCCGATCACTGCGCCGCCCGAGCATGTGCTGTCCGATCTGATGTGCGTGTACCCGCAAGGCGACCCACACGTCGGACTTCATGCGTGGTGGGCGGAAGCCGGCGAGGATTTTGACCTCAAGATTGCCGAGCGCCTGATGTGCGCCGCAGTCGATCGCCTGGTAGCAACCGCGCCGGCGGCCGAAACTGCTCTGCTCCTGAACCTCGGCGACATGTTTCATGCCGACAATCAGAACAACGAAAGCCAGTCGGGCCACCGTCTCGATGTGGATGGAAGATGGGCGAAGGTTCAGCAAGTCGGGCTTCGGGCGATGCTTCATTGCATGCGCCGCTTGCTCGAGAAGCACAAGCGCGTGATTCTGCGCATCAACCGTGGCAATCACGACGGCCACTCCGCTTACGCGCTGGCCCTGATGGTTTCGTGCTACTTCCATGACGAACCGCGCATTGAAGTCGACCTGTCGCCCGCCGTCGCATGGTATTTCCAGTTCGACAAGAATCTGATCGGCTCCACGCACGGCGACACGCTCAAAGGCCCTGACATGCCGGCCATTATGGCGGCCGATGTTCCTGAGCTTTGGGGCGCGACGAAACATCGCATGTGGTTTGTGGGGCACGTCCACCACCAGGACATCAAAGAGTACCGGGGCTGCACAGTCGAATATTTCCGCACGCTTGCGGCTCGTGATGCATGGCACGCAGGCCAAGGCTATCGCGCCGGCCGGGATATGCGCCTGATTGTGCTGCACCGTGAATTCGGTGAAATCGAGCGCCACAGAGCTGACATCGGCATGTTGGAAGCCGCGCAAACGTAATAACCAGCCCCTTCATGCCTGCCGCCGGATGCCTGTTACGCACGTCCACGAGACCGCGTGCAGCCGACGTCAGACCTGAAGGCGTTGCTGCATCGAAGAGTGCCCAACCGAGTTAAACGCGCCGTAATGGCGACAGCTTGTCGGTGTGGTGGCGTTTTCAACCTATATAAGACTATGCCGACCATTCTTGAAACGCCTCAGTCGCTATGCCGGCGTGCGCGCCAAGCGACGGATGACAATAGAGACGTGTCGCTTGATCCGGGAGTGGTCCGACAGATCGCCGAGTCGTGGCACGCCGACCGCGAGAAGATCGAGTATCTCGAATCGCTGATCGTGCGCGTCGGCAAAGAGCCGGCGCACCGGAATGGCGACGTGCCGACCCCGGCGATTCCGTGGACTTCGCCCAACGTATGGCCATCTGGCCCGGTGATCCCAAATATCGGCGAGCAGCGTTGCGCTCAGTGCGGAATCGCGCTTTCGCCAGTTATGGGCTATGCCTGCGGCCGGCCGAACTGCCCGACCGGTCTCGGCGGATTTTCGTGCGGCGTCACCAGCGTTACCGTATCAAACCGACCGAATCCGGCGGACGGCGCACCGAAGCCCGCAGGCCATAACCCGGTCGCTTAACCGATCTCCTCCAGTTGACGAAAGTCGACGGTTGCCCTGTTGCCCCAGGGCTTTTTTATTCTTGTCCCCCAGCCGGCGGTGGGTAAAACACCGGCAGCCGTTGACGAAATGTAAGCCGCCATTACCCGGTTGCACGGGTTCAAACCGCGACGGGCGACGGCGACCCCTAATCAAGAGCAAACATGAATCAGCCTGTGGTCGAGGATCAAGACGGCGCTGCACTTATCCGCGAGGGGGAGGCGCTGGCCCATGCGTCCCTGGCACTCGCTCAGAAGGTCATAGCGCGATATCCCATCGAGACGCGGGAGCGCTTGGTGGCCAGCATCGGTGCTTCCCGTCTGATGGATGGGTTTAATCGCCTGACGCTGACTTTGGCCGGCGGCTGGCGCGATTAACCGCTATTGGCGAGTGAAACCTTCTCACGGCTCGCGGGTCTGCGAGCAAGAATTTACTTCCGAATGACCTGCCCGCAGCACGGACATCGCTCAGAAGCGGTTTTCTTCTCGTTTTCCACGGCTCGCCATACGGTCGACTGGCTCAGGCCAAACTTGATCGCTGCCGCATAACGCGTCTCGGTGGGGTTTTCACGGAGCCACTGAAGGGCTTGCTGAGTCTTGCTCATGCCGAGATCGTCATCAGTTCAGCGCGGAAGGCGGCAGCGCGCGTGATGTCTTGAGCGGCCAGCATTGCGGCGGACTCGGCATTCATGCGTTGCCATGCAGCCTTGGCAACCAGATTGCGCGCTTCTTGATCCGTGATCTTGCTGATGCCATTGTGCGGCACAAACGAATACATCTGCGTGCCGCGCGCCAGAACGTACGAGTCAGGGGCTGAATCACCGGGCGTTGCGACCTTCGCAATGACGGTCAAGCCCTTGATGAAGCCGACATTAACGGATTGACCCACTTCCCATGCCTGCTTGCTGTTCTTGATCATTTTCGACTCCGGTTCGGTTCGCTGGTGGAATGACTTCAGTATATGTCATTGGTAGAAAATAGCAACATTAATTTCAAAGAATTCTATGGGGCGCCCCTCCAAGCTAACCGACACCCAGTGGGAAGAGATCCGCAAGCGGCTCTTGGCGGGCGAGAAAGCTGCCGATCTGAGTCGCGAATACGGCGTTTCGAAAACACGGATTAGCGAGCGAGTTTCGAAACGCATCGAAAACATAAAAACCGTTGCGAATCAAATCGTTGCGACAGAAGTTTCGTTACGATCACTGCCAGTTTCGGAACAAAACGACGCCATATCGCTGGCTGATGATCTGAAGTCGATAAGCAGGCACCTGGCTGGCGCCGGAAGGTTTGGCGCCGCCACCGCGCACCGGCTGTCTGGCATCGCCAACATGAAGGTGTCGGAGATAGACGACGCTGCGCCGCTCACACAGGGAAGCCTTGACGCACTTAAGGGAATCTCGGTGCTCACCAAACTGGCCAACGAATCTAGCGAAATCGGCATCAACCTATTGCGAGCGAACAAAGAGGCGGTCGATAAGCTCAACGAGCCCGACTCAGACCGAAGCGCATTGCTGAAGGAGATCGCCGCTCACCTCCCTGACTGATGGCACTCAACCTGCAAACTCAGCGTGAACTAGCCCGCTGGTACAAGTTGATCGACCATCCGGTTCAGGCGGAATTGATTCGCGCCGTAGAGAATGGCGTGCGGTTCCCGGTGGTTCCTGCAGGCCGACGTTCAGGAAAGACCGAGCGAGCCAAGCGTTTCGTTGCCAAAATGGCGATGAAGAATCCGGGCGAGATGTACTTCATTGCGGCGCCGACGCGAGACCAAGTAAAGAAAATTTACTGGGCTGACATGAAGAAGCTCTGTTTGGTGAGCCTCTGTAGTAAGCCGCCATCAGAAACCGATCTGATTATCTTCTTGGACAACGGCACTCAGGTTCAGTTGATCGGCCTGGATCGACCCGAGCGAATTGAAGGTGTCTTCTGGTCCGGTGGTGTGATTGACGAAATCGCCGACGTTAAAGCCGAAGCGTGGGAATCGAACATCCGTCCCGCGCTGGACACCTTCAACCCGACTCGCCCTGATTACAAGGCATGGTGTTGGCTGATCGGTGTGCCCGACGGCCTGAATCACTACTACGACATGGCGAAGTATGCCGAGTCGGGTAACGATCCAGACTGGAAGCTTTTCCACTGGAAGAGCGCGGAGATCTTGCCAGCCGACACGATCGCCGCAGCCAAGCGGCAAATGTCCGCGAAACAGTACAAGCAGGAATACGAGGCTAGCTTCGAGGGCGCAACGGGCCGCATCTACGAGGATTACGACCGCACGAACCACACAGACGCGCGCATCGAGCCGCATGAACAGTTGCTATGGATGCACGACCAGAACTTTACGCCGCTGTCTTCTGCGGTCGGCGTTCGGCGTGACAACGGGCTGTACCTGCTCGATGAGATCGTTTTGACGAGCGCCATTTCCAAGCAGTCGGCGATGGAGTTCGTCGAGAAGTTCGTCAATCACCAGAATCGCGAAGTGCTGATCTATGGCGATCCTGCTGGGCGGGCTGGCGAGAAGCACGGTCACGCGTCCGATTACACCGATATCGAAGGTGTGCTGAAGGCGCATAACTGGCGGTTCGTGCGCAAGGTCAAGCCTGCGGCACCGGCCATTAAGGACCGACAAAACGCGGTGCGCACGAAGATTCGCACCGCAGACGGCATGCGCAGTCTGTTCGTCAATCCAACGACTGCCAAATGGTGCGACAAAGGCCTGGCGACTGTCCAGTTACAGGAAGGATCGACGTTTCAGGAAGACCAGAAGAACAAGTATCAGCACATTACGACGGCGATTGGGTACTGCGTCGATGTCGAATGGCCGAGCATTAAGGGAATCGCAACCCAGGCGGCCCACGTTCCCCACATGAACAGGTAGCGCATGAAATTCATCAAGAAGCCAATTTCCGTCGAGGCGTCGCAGTGGTTCAAGAATGGCGACCATCCTGCGGATTACAGCAGCTCCATGGTCGGTCACGAGCACATTGATGGCTTGCGCCGAGAGCGCATGTTTTCGCCGGAAGAGCGTAAGGCAAAGGGCTGGGAAGGTGAGGTAGTCCGTTATTTCCGCCGCCCGGATGTTGGTGGCGAGAAGTTGTGTCGCCATTGCGATAACGAAATGCATGTGCATGGCTGGATCGATGCCGGCGCAACTGGCGAAACCGTCTGCCCTGGCGACTGGATCGTGACAGACGCGAGAGGCAATCATTCCGCCGTCAAACCCGACGTCTTCGCCGCCACCTACGACGCTGAATAAGCGCGGGCAGTTCCAAGCACACCAAGCACAAGGCCGGCATGTTTAAGACCCTGCAAAAGGATTTCCCGAAAGACAAGGATTTCCCGGAGCGGACATTCCGCCTGCAGACGCTGCAACGAGTGCTCAACGGCACGCTGTATGACGAGCTCAAGCACGCGTTCGACGAGGAAGAGTCTGGCGACGGGACCTACATCCCGTTACGCAAGCGGCGCCCGAGCGTGCGCATGAATCTATGCCGAACGGTGGTGAATGATTCCGTCTCGCTGCTGTTCTCCGAGGGGCATTTCCCGACCGTCGACCTAAAAAGCCCCGAGCAAAAGCAGGCGATGGGGAAGCTCATCAAGGAATGCGGCATGAACGCGGTCATGATCGACGCGGCCACGAAAGGCAGTGTCGGGTCCGTCGCGATCCTGTTCCGCGTGCTCAAGCAGCGCGTGTTCTTCGACGCGATGGAAACCGATTACCTGACGCCGATCTGGAATCCAGAGGCGCCAGACACGCTGCTGAAGGTCGTTGAAAAGTACAAGGTCAAGGGGCGCGCGCTCAAGGATTCGGGCTATTCGATCAAGCTAGACGACTTCGGCGCCGATTTTTGGTTTTGCCGCGAGTGGGATGCCGCGGCTGAAACGTGGTTCACGCCGTGGAAGGTGGCGGACGAGGTTGACAAAAAGGCGGCCGGGCTTGAATTCGCGCCGTCGATCGACAAAGACAAGACGGTCAAACACGCGCTCGGTTTCGTGCCGGTGGCGTGGGTCAAGAACCTGCCTGGTGGCGACGCGATTGATGGCAAGCCCACGTTCTGCGGCGAGGCGATCGACACGCAGATCGAGATCGATTACCAACTTTCGCAGGATGGTCGGGGGCTGAAATACACGTCCGATCCGACGCTACTCATCAAAGAACCGGCGTACGGCGAAAACGGGCCGACGGTCAAAGGTGCCGCCAACGCGATCAAGGTCAGTGCCGAAGGCGACGCCAAGCTGCTCGAAATCAACGGAACCGGATCCGCCGCGGTGTTGGATTACGTCAAATACCTGCGCGAGATCCAACTCGAAACGCTGCACGGCAACCGCACCAGCCCCGAGAAAATGTCCTCGGCGCAGTCGGGCCGCGCAATGGAATTGATGAATCAGGCGCTGGTCTGGCTGGCCGATCGGCTGCGGATCAGCTACGGCGAGGGCGCGCTGAAAGAACTGCTGTGCATGATTGCGAAGGCGTCCGAGAAGTCCGAGCTGGTGTTCAAGGATGGCGAAAAGGTCGGCAAGTTCGATATCAAGTCGGGCATCAGCCTGCGCTGGCCGGCCTGGTACGCACCGACCCTGCAGGACATGCTGACGCGTGCCACCACGCTTGCCAAGCTTTGTGACTCTGGACTGCAGAGCCGCGAGACGGCCATCAAGATCCTCGCCGCTGAATACGACATCGAAGATGCAGCCGCTGAAAAACGGCTTGCCGATGCCGAGATGGCTGAGCGCAATGCTGCGGCCACCGTAACCGCTGCGATCACCGAATAGTTTTGCCCGCCGGCTCGATGCCGGATATCAACCTGGCCGCTCGATGCGGTCGTTTTTCATTGGAGAGGCTAGATGCCAACCCTGTTGCGCCACTTGATGATGCAAGCCCGTCTGATGTCGCCCGATGGCGACCACGCATCAACCGGAGCACCGCCTGTTACGCCACCGGCGCCAGCCGCACCCGTCACGCCACCGGTGAAGACCGGTAATCCGCTGCTTGACCTTCCGATTGAGGAAGTCCCTGACCAGTGGCGTGAACACGCCCGCGAATTGCGCCGCGAGAACGCGAGCCTGCGCGAAAAAACGAAGGTAATTGATGAGGCGGCAGCACAGGCCAAGATCGACGAGGCGGTGAAGAAGGCGATTGATGCCCAGAAGGTCGAGACGAAAGCGACGCTCGATGCTGAACGCGCCGCTTCGGATCGCCGCATCATCAATTCCGAAGTCAAGGCCGTCGCCGTCTCGCTCGGCCTGCAGGATGTGGACGCGATCAAGCTGATCGACACGTCGAGCCTGAAGGTGGATGAAACGACCGGCGAAGTGGCCGGCGTCGCGGAGTTGCTGACGACGTTCAAGACCGCCAAGCCGTATCTGTTCAAGGAGCCGCTGGCGAGCACGAGCAGCACCAGCACCCCTCCGCCGAAGAAAAAGGCCGAAACCTTCGATGCGCGCACTGCAACGAAAGAGGAGATTGCGGCTGATGCCAAATCTCGCGGCCTGAACCTCAAGGCGTTTTGATCGTTCGTTGACCTACCGGCCGCCTCACGCGGCCACTTGCATTATTGCCCGACAGCCCTGGTGGCGAGGGGGAAACACCCTACCCAAACCACACAGGACTTGTCATGGCTTTTAATAACCTCCCCGCATCAATTCAGTCGGTGATTCAGCTCGGCTATCTCGAGCACCAGTTCGGCATGCCGTTGCGCGCCAAACTGGGTTTCCGCGCTATTGCCGATCGTGAGCCGTTCATGGCGAACATCGGTGAAACGATCGCCAAGACCCGCACCGGCTTGCTCCCGGCTATCACGACCCCAATGTCACCGGCGGACAACTCCGACATCACGTCGGGCCTGACCGCGCAGAACTACAGCGTCGAGCAGTACATTCTGGGCATCGCTCAATATCCCGGCATGATGCAGCTCAACATCGCTACGGCGCGTGTTGCGATCGACAACCTGTTCCTGCGCAACGGTTACGCGCTGGGCGAACAGGCCTACCGTTCGGTCGATACGCTGGCGCAGATGGCGCTGTTCAACGCGTACATGGGCGGCAATACCCGTGTACGTACCACGCTCGGCTCGCCGGCCGCCACCATCTCGGTCGATGATATCCGTGGATTCCAAAACACACTGAACAGCGCCGGCCAGGTGGTGCCGATCTCGTCGTCGAATGCGGTGAACGTGGTTGTCGGCAGTGACACGTACTCGCTGCAAGGTTCGACCGCAGACGGGTCCAACGTATCGACTACGCCGGGCGGCGTTTCCGGCACACTGACGTTCTCGACCTCGGTGACGGTTGCCGATGCTACCGCGCTGAATGCGGTTGTCTCGTCCGTGGCGCCAGTGGTACTTCGCCCGACGATCACGAGTTCAGGCCTGATGGCCGCCACATCCGCTGCCATCTCTGCGACCAACGACAACAACAGCGGCAAGTTGACGATGGGTATGATCCTGAACGCCAAGGCCACGATGGCGGCCAATGGCGTGCCGGTGGTTGATGCGACGGGCATGTATCACATGTACCTCGATCCGCTTCAGGCGACCGGGTTGTACAGCGATCCGGCCTTCCAGATGTTCTTCCGTGGTCAGGTGACGACCGAGGAATATCGCCAGGGCGTTGTTGCCGAGCTTCTGGGCGTGCGGCTCCAAGAAACCAACTTGAACCCGGTCCAGACGTTGGCCGGTGTCGGTACGGTTCGCCGTGGAGTCCTGTGTGGTCAGGGCGCGCTGGTCGAAGGCGTGTTCACGAACGAAGCCTATCGCGGCAATCTCGAAGGTCAGGACAAGGACGACTCGATCGTCATCGTCGACGACATTGCGATGGTGACTCGCTCGCCGCTTGATGCGCTTCAGCAGGTGATTACGCAAACGTGGTCGTATTCGGGCGGTTTTGCCGTGCCGACCGACACCACCACCACGTCCGCAACGATTCCGACCGCCAATAGCTCGGCGTGCAAACGCGCAATCATTCTGGAATCGCTTTAATCGTCCAGTCACAAGGGACCGGGAGCAATCCCGGCTCCTTTTCAAGCCTCTGTCCCCTCGGGGGCTTCATAAAGGAGATCACCATGGCCAGGCCCAAGCAAGAAGCACCGGACGCACCCGAAGTCACCGAGTCTGCGGCGCCCAAGTTCGTACTCAAGAAGAATCACGGCCTGATGACGCACGGTCGCACGCATCAGCATTTTACCGCTGGTACCGAGTTTGATCCCATCAAGGATGGTGCGCTGATTACGCAACTCGTCCAGTCCGGCGCGCTCTTCGAGTAATCCATGGCCTTCACGCCCTATACCTTTACTGATGCGCAACTCGTTGATGTTCGGCGTTTCTGCGGGTACCCGGCGTACGGCGATGGTGACGTCGTGTTCCCCTACCCGTGGATCATGCGCCAGTACCTCGCGCTCGAATACCGCCTGCAGCACATCAGTGCGAACGAAGGTCTGGTGGTCGTGAATACCTACCTCACCAACCTCTACGCGCTGGAAACGGCCATCCCAGGTACGAGCGCGAACCTTGATACCGATGTGGCTGCAGTATGGACTCACAATAAGAATGAGCAATTGGACAGAGATCGCCTCTTTGACTCCTGGCGCATGCGGCTGTGCAATTTCCTAGGGGTTCCGAAAGGTCCGAACTTTGGCGGCTGCTCTAACGCGCTGGTGGTTTGAATGACTGTTATCTGCTGGGATGGCAGCTCGCTTTCCGCCGATCGCCTGATGGAAATGAATGGCGGGAAGTTTCCAGTCTGCAAGATTCAGCGTCTCGATGACGGCTCTTTGCTGGGCGGCGCAGGCGATCTGCCGCGTGCGTATGAGATAGTCAATTGGTGCATCAAGGGACGCAAGCCGGGAAAGCTGGCAGCGCCTATCGGAGATACTTACGCGCGCATTCTGTTCATCGATCCAGATGGCACCGCATTGATCTACGCGAACAATGAGTTTCCGATTCGCATATTGCGGTCGTATGCTGCGATTGGCAGCGGCCAGGATTACGCCATCACCTCAATGCATCTTGGCAAAACTTCTGCCGAAGCTGTCGCCATCGCATCCGAACTGTGCTCGTCTGTTGGTATGGGCATCGACACGTTGGAGCTCTGATGGACGCCGCACTGATTCAAGCCAAGATTTACGCGGGGTATGCGAAGGCGGCGCTGCGGATCGGGCCTCCACACTGCCTGTATCGACCGGGACCCGTGTTGATCAATCCGATCCAGCCTGCGAACCAGCTCGGTACTTTGAACGCGAGTTTCAACATCGGCGGCACGTATAGCGGGCAGTCGAAATCGAATCAGTTGTACTGGCAGATCATCGTGGATGGGTCGCAGCTTGCGGTAGGCGATTATCTGGTCGGCTGCGAGACGTATTGCGTGCTGGCGATGGACAGTTTGATGCCGCCGATTGCACTGCGCTGCACGCAGACGCTGACATTCTCGCGACCACTGATCAACAGCCTGCCGGGCGAGCAGCCGTACCCAAATCCAGACCTTGATACCGCTTACGCTCAGGGAATACCCGGAGTACTAAGCGTCAAGAAGGAAACAGGCCGACCGGCCGCGCAACTGCCCACTGACAACGCATTACGGGCCTTTTACGCTGCATTCTTCTATCTTCCGGACGGTGCCGTACAAACTCGGGACCAAGTGACGGACGAAAACGGGGATAATTACCAGGTCGTCTCTGCGCAAAAGGGCCTTTTGGGCTACGAAGCGCTTCTCGAACTGGTTGAGGCATAAATGGCGGATCTGTCAGACGTCCAAAACACGCTAGTGAGTTTAGCGAGCGCAGCGCTATACCCGAACGGCGCGTCACAGCCAAGCGCGATCGCGGTGGCGGCCACTGTGGTTCCTGGCTGGCCGATTGCGGCGCAACTGGATGCGATTATCAAGGCCGGCAACGCCATGGTGAGCGTCTACCAGATGCCTGGCATGGGCAAGAACACCACGCGCTTTATCGGTGACGACGACGCGCAGAACGCGATTCCCACGCCGCAACTATCGCTGATCGTCTACCTGAATATGGTGACTGTCGGCGGCAGGATCAACCCGGGCGAAGCCGCCACGCTCACGGTGAATTACCAGCCGTACAGCTACGCGGTCAAAGTGGGCGACACGGTCGAGACGATTGCCGCAGCACTCGCGGCGCTGATTCCCGGCGCATCGGTCAGTAGCTACGTGATCGTGATCAATGGCGCCTTCGAGATCAAGACGGATATTTCGGTGCCGGTCGTGATGCAGCATGAAATCGGCCGACAAGCACAGGTTTTCATGGTCGCCGGTTGGGCGCCGACGCCCGCTATTCGCGATGCCATAGGCAAAGTCCTGGAGCCAGCGTTCAAACTGCAACCGCGCATCGTACTGCCCGACAATACTGTGGCGCGCCTGTTGTATCGCGGCACCATCGAGACGGACACGCTCCAGAAACAGCGCATTTACCGCCGTAACCTACTGTACGAAGTCGAGTTCGCGCTGATCACAGTCCATACCGACAACACCGTGACGAATCGGAGCGCAACCGTTACGTCGATCGGCGGTACAACCCACACTACCAACATCTGAGGCGCACATGGCAACGAAACAATCCGATGCAGGAACGACCGAGCAGGTAGACGCTTCCGCTGAGCCGGTGAACACGCTGGGCCACTATCTAGTGGTGCGTCACGCCTTCGCGAATTACCGCAAGGGCGATGCGATCCGCGATCCGGCCGAAATCGCCGCAGTGAAGTCCGGCGAAAACGCCCATTTCGTGCATAAGGTGATCGGATGATTGCCGATCCCAGTCGCGCGGCTGGCATGGCGCTCAAAATAGCGGTCGAGCGCTTCGTCGGTCAGGAGGCAACGCCGCCTGTCTGCGTTCGCATCAAGAAGGCATTCATCCAGATCATGCGCGATCAATTCAGCCTCGACTGGAGCCGGCACGCCTGGCAGATTCAGGTCTGGTTCATTGATGGCCACAAGCCGAACGTGAAAATCCCGCCGCACCTACTGATGACTGCAGTCCACTAGACACGCCCACCTTCGCATAAGCCGCCTTCGGGTGGCTTTTTTCGTTTACGGCCGCCTCCGGGCGGCTTTTTCATTTCTAGACCCGCCGCGTGCGGGTTTTTTTACGCCCGGAGCTCGTCCATGCCAGTGTACCAAGCAGGCAATTTAAACGTCACCGCACTGCAGGCCCCCGACCTGTACGTCATCATCCAGCCGCCCAGCATCGCCTATATCAACGGCGTGCCGACCGATGGTCTTGGTCTGGTCGGCGTCGGTTCGTGGGGCCCGGTCAATGCCGCCATGATGGGCATCGGCAACAGCGCGCAGGCGCAGCAAATGGTCGGCCCGATCACGTTCCGCCAGCATGACATTGCCACGGCGGTGGCGATCGGTGACATGAACAACGTCCAGAATTACATCCTGGTGCGCGTGTCGGACGGCACGGATACGGCGGCCAGTGCAGCCCTGAAAGATACGCTCGGCTCACCGGTCACCGGGATGACGCTTACCGGCATGTACACCGGAATCGTCGGCAACGGCATCACGTCCTCGATTGTAGCGGGCACCGCGGCCAATACCTACAAGCTGACAATTCAGCGCGCAGGCTTCACGCCGGAGGTGTTCAACAACCTCTCGCAGGGCGTGAGTAGCGGCGCGGTCACGCCGGGCACCGGCTTTACCTCGGTCCCGGCGCTGTCCATTTCCGCGCCACAGGGCGCCAATGGCGTGCAGGCGACCGGCATCATCAGCCTCGAAGTGCTGTCGGCCAACGTGACTGGAGGCGGTGCGAGCGGCGGCACTGGCTACGTGACTGGCGACACGATCACGATGGCGAATGGCGTGATCCTGACGGTTACCGCTGCCTCGGGCATCATCACGTCGCTGGTGGTCTTCAATGCTGGCGCGCTGACTGGTGGTGTGGCCCCGACGACCGCGGTCGCTCCCGCCTCGACTTCGGGTGTCGGTGTCGGCGCACTCGTGAATATGGTGTGGGGCCTCGGCGCCTTCACGCCAGTCACTCCGGGTGCGGCCTATACCTCGGCAACCGCAACACTCACGGGCGGCGGCGGTACCGGCGGATCGATCGCGCTGACCACCAGTGTATGGCTCAACATGGTCAACGCCGTGAACAACGGCCAGACCGGCTTGCGCGGCCCCTCGGTGAATTGCATCGCGACACTGGGCACTTCCGCGAATGCACCGAACCTGACGAACACCTATACGCTCTCCGGCGGTACCGATGGCGCGTATGGCGTCACCGATAACACGCTGGTCGGCGCAGACGGCCTGACCCGCTCTGGTATGTATGCGCTGCGCAAGTCGGGCGCGCAAGTTGGCAACCTGATCGACTGCCAGACGCCGGCTACCTGGAGCGCGCAACTCGCTCTTGGCTTGCAGGAGGGCATCTATTTCCACGGCGCTAACCCGGTGGGTACCAGCATCACCACCAGTGCGACCAACCTCGCCAATTCCGGTGTCGATGGTTACGGATTCGCATGTCTCGTGGGCGACTGGTCGTATTACAACGACACCGTCAACGGCGTGCAGCGCCTGGTGTCGCCCGCGACCTTCACCTCTGCCTTGCAAGCCGCAACCAGCCCGGAGCAATCGATTCTCAATGCCCCGATCGCGGGTGTGCTGGCGACGCAGAGCAGTATGCAGAACTTGCCGTACAGCGATGCGCAAATCGCACAGTGCGCCACCTCACGGCTTGAGGTACTGACGCTCGGCGCCCCGGCTGGATCCATCTTTGCATGCCGCACTGGTCAGAACGCCAGCAGCAACAGCGCGACGAACGGCGACAATTACACGCGCATGACCAACTACATCGCGTTCACGATCGCGAGCGCGTTCGGCTATGTACCGGGCAAGGTGCAGACGATCAACCTGCGGCGCAATGTGAAGGGCGCGATGGATGCGTTCTTTGCGAATCTGCAGGCGAACAACATGATCGGCAATGTGAATGCGCCGACGCAACCCGGCTGGTCGGTGCAGCTCAATGCGGCGAACAACCCGATGAGTCAGGTAGCGTTGGGCTACATGGTCGCGACCGTCATGGTCACGTACCTGAGCATTGTTCGGATGTTCCTCGTCAACATCGAAGGCGGCCAGTCGGTCACCGTCACCCCGCAGTAATCATTCCCAACCCATGCAGGCCGCCTCCGGGCGGCTTTTTGCATTCTGGAGCACGCCATGCCGTTAAACGGTCTCTCAATTGGGAGTGATTATCGCTTCGACGTCTTGACGCCGACCGGTCTGCTCACGCTCCCCACGCTGACGAAGTTTTCGAAGAAAAAGATCAAGAGCTCGATCACGGTCAAGCCGATCGGAAGCCTGCCCATCATCCTCACGTTTCAAGAGGGCGGCTGGGAAGGCTCGTTCGAGATTTCGCGCGCCGATGCCACCCTCGACACGTACTTCTCGCAGTTCGAAGCCGCTTACTACGCGGGCGTGAATCAGCCGGCCGGCTTCATCTCGGAAACGATCAATGAGGTCAATGGGCCCCCGACCTCGTGGCAATTGCAGGGCGTCGTGCTGTTTTTCGAAGATGCCGGCGATATCGAAGCCGAAAAGAACGTGATTCAAAAGGTTTCGTTCGCCGCCAGCACTCGCATTGGACCCCTGTAAATGACCGAACTTCAAGTGACTGAAACCAGCGGCGCCGCAGCCGCCCCTGTGTTGAATGGTGACACGGTGGTGGTCGATGTGGCAGACGGCCGCAAGTTGACCCTGACCTATCCCGGCCCGCTTGCGCAGTACGAAATCGTGCTGGCCATCGGCAACGAAGCCTCCGAGAACACCCGTTTCGTTCAGATGTGCCTGCCGTTGATCTATTTGAGCGGGATCGATGCTGAGCCGATTTTCCTGCCGACGTCGCTGTTGCAGGTTAAGGCGCTGATCGGTCGACTGGGGCACAAGGGCCTGGCCGCGCTCACCAACGGCGTGAAGCTGTTCGACGGCAAGGAAGACGTCCAAGCAGCAAAAAAATAAGCCGGGACGCTGGTGTGCGCCAGGTATTGATGCTGACGAAAGCCGGCGTCCCGTGGGATGTCGTGAATCGGTTCTCGCGCACTGAATTGCTCGGGTTTTGCGTGGCGTCAGGCGAAATCGAAGGCCGCAAGTTCTCTTGGTCGCGTATGGAGTGGATCGCCCCGAAATGAAGGAATACAAGTCATTCGGCGCCTTCGCTCGGGCGATAGAGCGTGCGGCAGCAGAACTAGAGGCCGCATATGCGACAGCGATGGAAGCGGGTGCCCTAGTGGTGGAGGCTGCAGCGAAGGCCGAGTTCGGCCATTACCAGCGCGAAGACATGGGGCCAATGACCCCGTGGGAAGAACTGAAGGACGCGACAAAATGGCAGCACAACATGGCGATTGTCAACGGTGAAGCCGCTGACGACGCTGGCGAGAATACCCCGCTGCTCGTCACGGGCGATTTGCGCGAAAGCATCAAGCACGAAACTGAGCCGAAGGCATTCGTGGTCGGCAGTGAGAGTGAAATTATGGTGTATCAGGAGGTTGGCACACCCGAAGGCATTCCGCCGCGCCCAGTACTCGGAACAGCAATGTATCGCAACGCTGAAGTAGTCGCGAATCTGGTTGGGCAGGCCGTCGAAGACACTATCGCAGGTAAAAAATGATCAACGCTTTTGCCATCGGCGTCAGCGCCAACCTTGAGGACAACGTCAGCAACCGGCTGATGATCATCGTCGAGTGGGCGAACAAGGCGAACTCCGCGATGATCGAGTTCGCCGAGAATGCGCGCAAGGCTTCTACGGCCGGCGCCGGCATGGCGCGTAACTTCGAGAAGGCCGCAGCCGCAGCGACTGCCTTGGGCGATAGCGCTGGAAGTCTCACTCGCGCCAGCTACGTGCTCGACACGATGGCAGCCAGCAGCGGCGATCTTGCCCGCAACATGGCGGCGGCTCGCGCTGAATCTAGCGGCATACGCCCGCCAGGTGGTGGCGGTCGCCCGGATGGAGGCGGTTCCGGTGGTGAATCCGGCGGCCCGTCCGGCGGCCGCGTCGCTACCAGCGCTGGTGTTGCAGCCGCTGGGCTGCTGTACGGCGTGTATGAAAACGCACGCCTTGGAGACACCAACGTTAAAGCGGCGGCGACGTCGCAAGTACCAGCAGATCAATGGGGGATTGTATCCGAGGCGCTGCGCCAGCGTGAATTGGCCTATGCGGCACAGTACGCTTTCGCGACAGGCGGCAAGATCGAGCCGTTCGCCGATGCGATGTTGGAAGGTTCGCGCTTGATGCGGACGTTGCCTGCCGCCAAGCAGGTGGAATTGATGGACGCCGCAATGCCCTACATGGCCGGCGAGGCGAAGCTCAAGGGTGTGCCGCTTCCCGAGGCCGCGAACGCCTTCATCGGACTGGCGCACATGGCAGGCGCGTACGACCCGAAGCAGGCCGGTGCATTGTTTGAATCGATGATGCAGGCATCGCTCACTTCGCACGCATCGCTGAGCCAGATCTCGCGTGCCGCGAGCTACGCGCTGCCGTCACTGCATGCCGCTGGCGCGAACTCGAGCGACGTCATGTTGCTCGTCGCCACGATGATGCAGGGCGGCATTATGAACACGAAATCGGGCACTTGGCTGAATGCCATGGCCGCGAACGCATTGCCGAATACCCTCGGAAGTGGTCTGTTCTCGAACAAGAAGCAGAACGAGGCGTTGCACGACCTGGGGCTGTACAAAGGCAACGAGTCCCAGTTTTACAAAAACGGCAGCATGGACCTGATGAAAGAGGTCGCAATTCTCGCCGAAGACCGCCAAAAGATGGAGCCGTTGCAGTTCAATGCCCTGCTCAGAATGGCATTCGGCGTGCAAGGCGCGCGCGGTGCATCGTTTTTCAGTGAGGATTCGACGCTCTCAAACCTGGGCGCTCTGTCCGACTTGAAGAACACCTCCATGGCCCCGACGGAGCTGGGGAAAATGATTTCCCAGTGGAGCACTGTTGCCAAGGCCGATCAGACCATCGCGCTGGCGAATATTACGCTAATGAATGGCACTGCGACGCTGATGGGGCCGGTCAATGCGGTGCTGGGTGGTGCCAATGCGGCACTTGGTTGGACAGCGGGCTTCACGAAGGGTCACCCGGCCGGAGGCACCGCGTTGGACGCGGGTATGTTGTTCGCCGGGGCGGTAGCAGGCATGTCGGCATGGGCTGGCGCGAAAGGCGCTGCCGGCATGGTTAATAAAGGCGTAGTCGGCCTTTCGAAATACATCGCAACAAGCGTTGGCACCCTTATTGGGCGCGCAGTACTTGGCGCGACAGCAGCAGAAATCGGTGCAACAACGCTTGCGGCAGCCGGCGGCATGATTGCAGTGGGCGCAGTCATCGCTGGCGGTATTGCATATGCGCTTGCATCAGGACTGAAGTATGCGCTGAACAACCTGATGCCAACGGCACCGCCTCCGCCCGGTTCAACCCCGAGAGGGATAGATCCGAGCGCGGCACATGGCGTAACAGCCGGTCATCCGTCGAATGCGCACCCTCAAGTGCACGTGCAGGTACAGGTCGATAGCCACGACCTAGCGGCGCACGTGACGACAAAGCTGATCCCGCCGAAAACCACCGGGCCGACCGGCTTCAATCCTGATTCAACGCCATTCACCCCGAGCATGGGGATGTACTGATGAACACGTTCGCGACCCTCACGCTGGACACGCCGAACGGGGCCTTCGTCTTTACGGACGCAGAAGTGCCGGAGAAGATCCGGTTTGGCGGTTCGCAACTGCTCGACGTGCAGAAAATGGTCGGCGGCATGCGGCGTATCAATGCGATGGGGGGCGACGACGAACCGCTGCAATGGTCCGGGCTGTTTCTGTACGCGTCGGCGCTGTCCCGCGCACGGTTCCTCGACTCGGTGCGCCGGGAAGGTTTGCAATGCACGCTGTCATGGGATGCGCTGCTGTATCAGGTCGTGATCGCGGAATTCCACGCTGACTACGAATACCCGTTCAAGATCCCGTACCAGATCAAGTTCGAGGTCATTGAGGATCAGACGGCGACGGTCGACTCGGTCCCGGCGATTACCCCGGCGCAATCGATGGCTAGCGACATGGCGCAACTCGGCATGCTGTCGAACTGTATCGGGAGTTCAGCGCTGAATAGCCTCATTGGCGATCTGCAAAGCGCCATGAGTGCGGTTAGCACCGCAGTGCAGCCGATCGCCAACGGCCTGATGGCGGTCACGTCGTTTATTGCGGGTGTCGCCAATTGCGCCGCCCAAGTGGTCAACTCTGTAGAGAGCGCGGTCGCGGCAGTCGTGGCTCCGCTTGCGGCCGTTGCATCACAGGTTCAGGGGTTGATCGCAACAGCCGAGAACACTGTCGCAAACGTCGCGGGTGTTCTCCCGGGCGTGCCAGCGGCGGCCAACGTCTTTAACGCGCTGGCGACAATGAATTCGGCGGTCCAATTGCCCGAGTTGTACCAGATGCGCAGCATTTGCGCCCGGATGCAGGTCAACTTGCCGCTCGTCGCGATGCCGACCAGCGCGCAGACGATCACCGTTGGCGGGGGCGACCTATACACCATCGCGGCACAGCAGTATGGCGACGCGGGCCGATTCACTGACATTTTGGCGGCCAATCCTCAGCTTGGCGGCGATCCGATTCTGACCGGCATCAACACTCTGACCATCCCAGCCTGACATGATCAACACCCCCCCGACCGTTGGCTCGCTCGTTGCGCCGCGGGCGATCCTTCAGGTGGGCTCGAAGGTCATCAACTGGACGAGTTGGGACGCCGGGCACAACGGCATCAATGAGGCGGGAACCATTAGCATCGAGGTGCCGTCGGTATTCACAGACTGGGCCTGGTGGACGCAGCAGACCGAAATTCTTGTCGACGTGTATGTGGGTTTTCCAAAAGACCCGCGGAACTACTCGGCCAGCGACCTCACGCTATTGCAGACCTATCGTATTGATTCGATCCGGCTCAACGCCATGACGGGCGGCATTTCCCTGTCGGGCCGAGACCTGACCGCGCTACTGGTCGACAAGAAGATCGATATCAAGTTCCAGAACCAGACGGCCAGCCAGGTCGCTACCTACTTGGCTCAGCAAGCTGGGTTGATTCCGAACGTGCAGCCAACAACCGGCCTTGTCGGGGCATTTTTTGCGGCGGACCATGTGAGCCTGCACCGGCAGCAGTCGATGTGGACGATTCTCACATACCTCGCGCAGCATGTGGGTGTGCAGTGCTTCGTGCTGGGGCGCACGCTGTATTTTGGGTCGTTCAGCGCGGCTCTGTCGAATCAGCCTTATTTGATTCAGTACACCCCGCCGACCACCCAGCGGCCCTATCCGACGTCCAATGCAACGAGTCTCGATTTCGAGCACGATTTGACGCTCGCGAACGATGTATCGGTGACCGTGCGCAGCTATCACGGCGCGAAAAATCAGGTCTATACCTCGCTTGCCACGTCGAGCAAGACGGCGAAGCGCATCGAACATGACGCGACGCTTGCGCAGTCGGTGCAGGAGTACAGCTTCACGTTCAACGACCTGACGCAGGCCCAATGCGATGCCAAGGCGCAGCAGTTGCTTGGGCAGATCAGTCAGCACGAGATGAAGATGTCGGCCAATCTACCCGGCGATACGCTGATCTATCCGTGGACGCCGGTCATCGTGCAAGGCACCGGGACGCCATTCGACACGACGTATGAAGCCGCGCGGATCCGGCGCTCGTTTCGGGTCGATCCGCCGAAGTTCGAGACCTCGGTGCACGGCAAGACCGTAACGGACGCGCAAACGGTGACATTGACATGATCGAGCACATCAAGCGGGTCGTGTCTGAGTTCATGGCTGGTTTTGCGTCGACCAAGTACGGACAGATCACCGCATACAACCCAAACGATTACACCGTCAAGGTGATGATCATGCCGACCAAGGACGAGACGGGTTTCATCCCGCTCGCCGCGGCATGGGTCGGCAACAACTTCGGCGCCGTGTTCGGGCCCGGCATCGGTGACTCGGTGCGCCTAGATTTTATGGATGGCAAGGTCGAGGCGACGGTCGTTGGCGGCCGGTTCTTCAATAATTCGGCTCGACCGCCGATCGTGCAGTCCGGTCAGGCCGCGATCATTGATAGTCAGGGCTCATACGTCAAGCTGAATAACGACGGGACGATGAGCTTCAACGCCGCGACAGGGATGTATTTCTCGGCGCAGACGATCGCTATGCAGGCGAGCCAGACCATCGGGTTGACCGCAGGTACCGAAATCACCAACTCGGCGCCAGCAGTCGAGATCGATGGGCAGTTGACCCAAGGTACCGGGCCGCAGGGTGGCACCGCAACGCTAAACGGTCCGGCTACGGTCAATAACGACCTCACCGCCGAAGGCAAGAGCGTGCACAACCACACGCACACGGCACAGGGCGCCAACGCCGTCACCACACCGCCCAACTAGAGCCAATTTATGCCTGACAGTTTTCACTGGTGGGGCCAGGACACCCAGTTCTCGGCCTCGGGGGATGACTTGCTCGCGACCGGCGTGGCGGAATTGAATCAGCGCATAGTACGCGCGCTGCTGACGCCACCCGGCACGTACATCTGGCATCCGACGTATGGCGCCGGCCTAGGTCGTTTCGTCGGCAAGGCGCTCTCGGTCGAAGAGTTCGCGCTGATCAAGTCACTGATCACTGCCGTGCTGGCGATTGAGCCTGACGTGCAAAAGCAGCCGCCGCCGACCTTCACCTACCAGAACGATGCTACCGGCCTGCTGAGCGTGGCGATCAATTACATCTACGCGCCCACGGGCGTGCCGCAGACCCTCAACTTCAACGTCCCGGCATATGGCTCTTAATACGCAAAGTTTCACGACGATCGTTCAGCAGCAGGTTGCGGCGATCCAGTCGGCGGTAGCGAAGGCAGGCGGCGCAGTCGTCACCCTCCTATCGTTCGTGATCGGCTCGCTTGAGCTGGCGCGCGTTGAAGCGGTCGCTGGCGTGTCGATGTGGCTACAGTCGCTCGTGATGACGCTGCTCGCCGTGACACGCCTGTCGACGTCGACAGGAGCCGATATCGACAGTTTCATCGCTGACTTTGGCTGCCCGCCGCGCGAGGCTGCGGTGTCTGCCACTGGTCAGGTGGTCTTCTCGCGTTTCACGCCGACGAATGCGGCGACGATTCCGGCGGGCGTTTATACGCCGAACGCGAGCGGGACCGGGGGCAGTTATTCCGGTGGCGCCATGACGCTGACGGCAGACGGAACGCAACCGTTCCAAGTCATACCGGACCCGACGCAGACCTATTGGAATGCCGCAGCGAACGCCTACATTATCCCGGCTGGCGTGACGAGCGCACAGGTCACGGTGCAGGCGTCGAACGCTGGCATACAGGGCAACGTTGCCGCCGGCAGCATCACGACGATCTCGACGGCCATCGTCGGCGTCGACACGGTGACCAATTCGAGCTCGCTCGAGAATGGCGTAAATCAGGAAAGCGACGCGGCGGTGCAGGCCCGGTTCCAGGTCTATGTCCAAGGCCTGCGCGCAGCAATCGCAACGGCAGTCGAGTCGGCTATCGAAGGCGTGCAGCAGGGCATCCAGTACGAGATTGTCGAGAACCAGACGCTCGGCGGCGTCACGCAGTACGGATTTTTTTACGTGATCATCTCGCCGTTCACGACGCAACTGCACGACGCGGTTTATTCGGCCATCAACGCGATTCGCGGCCTCTCGATCACGTTCGCGGTGTACGCCGCAACGCAACTCACAGCCAACATCGCGGTGAGCGTCACCGCCGCGCCCGGCTACTTGCTGGCGAACGTCGAGGCGGCGGTCACGACGGCAATCGAGAATTTCATTGCATCGGTGCCGCTCGGCGGCACGCTGTCCTATTCGCAGCTTTATTCCGCGATTTGGGCCGTGCCGGGCGTGGCGATCCCCGTAACCGGTCTGACGATCAACGGCGGCACGTCTGATTTGGTTGCGACTGCAACTCAAGACGTAGTTGCGGGCACGGTATCGGTGAACTGATGGCCAGGGGAGATCCGCAGGATATTTTCAGCCGCCTGAAGGCACAGATCCCGAAGTCGTGGTTCCAGTCATCCCCGAACTTCGACGCGACGCTACAAGGCCCTGCATGGGCGCTTTCGTCGATCTACGCGCAGATCACCTACGCGACGCTGCAGACGCGCATCGGCACGGCGACCGACGGCTATCTCGACCTGATATCGAATGACTTCTTCGGCACCGCACTGCCGCGGCTGACAAACGAACAGGACGGCCCATTTCGCGCGCGCATTCTCGCGAACCTGTTTGTCAAGGGGCCGACGCGCGCCAACATGTCGGCGGTGCTCACCCTCGTAACTGGTCGCACGCCGGATATTTTTGAGCCGAGCAATACGACTGACTCGGGCGGTTGGGATGGCGCTTTCTATTGGGATACCGGCGTCGGCAAATGGGGTGCGCCGATGCCATACCAGAGCTTCGTGACTGCATACCGGCCGATCACCAGTGCGCAATCTCTCGGTGAACTCGATTCGTGGCGCTGGTCGTTCGATTCATACGGCGCCTGGTCTGATTCTCCGGTCACATCAATTACCGACGCCGCAATCATCGCCGCCGTCGAATCAACCCGCATGACAGGCACGGTCGTTTGGCTACGCATAGCCAACGGGCCGATCACGCCATAACCGCACTAAACCTGCACTCATTCAAGCCGCCTTCGGGCGGCTTTTTTCGTTTCTGGAGCTTGAATGGATCGCCCAACCGTTTACACACAGGAACAAGGCCGTAGCGTCGATTTCCTGTTCGCCGCGCGCTCGACCATGATCGGCCTGGGTAAGTTGGCGCAAGCCGCCTTCGGCAGCAATACGGTGGTGCGCGGGTTGGCTGTGACGCCGAACTCGCCTGCCGCCTTGAACGTGCTTGTCGGCATCGGCGAAATCTACTCATTGGCGGACGTCGATGCTACGCCATGGGGCGCGCTACCGGCTGACACGACAGATGTCATTGTGAAGCAAGGCCTGAATATGGCCGCGCAGACCATCTCGACGCCGGCACCCGCAACAAGTGGCTTTAGCGTCGCCTACCTGATCGAATGTCAGTATCAGGATCAGGACACGAACCCGGCTGTTTTGCCTTACTACAACAGCAACAATCCCCAGATTCCACTGAATGGACAAGGCGGCAACGGTGCGCCGCAGGCAACGCAGCGCCAAGGTTTTTGCGTCATCCAGGCGAAAGCCGGTATTGCAGCCGCGACCGGCACGCAGGTAACGCCTTCGGTCGATTCTGGCTGGACGGCACTCGCAGTAGTCATCGTCGCCAACGGCGCGACCACGGTCACCTCCGGAAACATCTCCGTGCCGGTGGGCGTGCCGCAGATCTCGAGCCTGCTGCAGATGATGCAAACCGGCTCGACCATCTACGCCGTCGATACCAGTACTTCCGCTAACACAATCACACTGGCACTCACCCCGGCTGTGACGTCATATACGGACGGTGAGCCGATCCGTTTCAAGGCTGCGAATAGCAATACCGGAGCCTGCACGATCAACTGGGGCGGCGGATCGATTGCACTCAATGGTGCGAACGCGGCGCTTCAGGGCGGCGAAATCATCGCCGCAAAGCAATACGAGGCGGCGTACAACTCGACCACAGGCACGGCGATTCTGATCGGGCAAACCGCTGGTGCGCTCCAAATCGCCCCCGCTACACAGCCAGCACATGCGGTCCAATTCGGCCAGGTCCAGCAAAACTACGCGTGGAATCATGGTTTCTCCGCGATTACGAGCAGTGGCAATTTCACCGTCCCAGCAAACGTCTATTTTCTGCGGTACAGAGTATGGGGTGCTGGCGCCGGCAGCGGGGGGGTAGGATCTGCTAACAATGGTAGTGCGGGCGGAGGCGGGGCGGGCGGATTTGCTGAAGGCATTATGGCCGTCACCCCGGGGCAAGTCATTGCCGCAACCATAGGAGCGGCGGGCACCGCTGGCGGCACAGGTGGCGCGGGTACCGCAGGCGGAACGACTTCGTTCGGATCTATCAGTGCAACCGGTGGCGCAGCGGGACAGGCAAATACCACTACTGGCGGCAACTCTGGCGGCGGGGGCGTTGGTAGTGGCGGACAAAATAATTTAACTGGTGGATCAGGCAGCACAGGCGGTCCTGGGGCTAGCGCTGGCGGATGTGGCGGAACCTCGAGTTGCGGCGGAGCGGGTGGGGGCGGTGCTGTAGGGCAGGGCGCGGGCGGAGCGGTCCCAGGCGGCGGTGGTGGTGGGTCTGGGGGCACCGGCGCAAATGCTGGTGCGGCTGGCGCGCGCGGTCAAGTCAATCTGGAGTGGTAAGCCATGAACCAAATCTACGCATTGATCCAATCTGATGTCGTGATCAACACGATTATGTGGGACGGCAACACGGCGACATGGACGCCTCCCAGCGGCGTTACAGCACAACTGTTGCCCGCTGGCTCACCAGTCAGCGCGGGCTATACGTTCGACGGCACGAACTACACGGCACCCGTATCGACGACCCCTGCGCCGACTGCGGCCGAAGTGCTTGCGTCTACCGTGATGGCAGCGCTGGCCGCCGGCCTGACGATCACAAGTACCAGCACCCCAGCGATCAATGGGACATACGCGGTCGACAGCAAAACAACTGATGAAATCACCTCAGTGACGACATTCATCCTGACGAACGGGGCTTTCCCCAATGGCACAAGTACATTTCCTTGGCCTGATGCCTCCAATACGCCGCATATTTTCCCGAGCGTGGCTGTTTTCAAGGGATGGGCCACGGCGATTGCGAACTATGTATCGGCGCTCAATCTGTATGGCGACGGCATGCCCGGCGCTACGCTTCCAGCGCCGAGCATGACCATCGCGTAAGGCAGCCGATCTGATTCCATCTGGAGATCCAGTTTCTATTGGCTGGACCTATAGCGGCGTCGCTTTTACTGGCGCCCCTCCGGCGCAGACGCCCGCTCTGACATAAAGAGCGCGGCTTGCGGAGCATCCTCGGTAAGAGGCGAGATAGCTCCACTGCCCATTTCCATGCGTAGCGCAATCTGGCGTCCTTTGCGGCGTAGCGGTGTCTCGACGAATCGATAATTGAGCTCTGACAGGCCCAGTAGCAAGCAAAGCCAGACGACAAAATATCTCAATGTGTCGCTTGGCTCAAACGCGGTTCCACTTGGCTCAATATATCGACAGATGATCAGCGTCATGGGGATGGCTGGGTAATGAATGAGGTACAGGGCGTACGAGCGCGAACCGATCCACATCAGCACCGCTTTGACGTATTGATTGCGAACGATATAACCTTTGTTGTACGAGGCGATCAAAACCAATGCGACCGATACGATAGCAACGAGTCCTGTAGAAAAAGGTACGGGATTGATCTTGCCGGCCCAATCGGAAGGCAGATCGATAAGCAGGAATATCAGGATCGCTACGACCGAAATTGCGTAGAAACTCTTCGCCATGAATTTCGGCTCAACGATTTGATAGATGGGATGGCGCGAGAAGATGGCGAGGAGCACGCCCAAGCAAATAGCATCCGTCCTGATCGACCAAAGCAGCGACCAAATCGGCCGAGGAATGAATATCTGAACTAGCACGATGGCGCCGAGCGCGTAGGGCAGTTTTTTGCGAAAGAGCAGTGCAGCTAGCGGCAGGAAAATATAAAACTGCTCTTCAAGGGAGAGGCTCCACCATACGTTTGCACTCCCGCATTGGTTGGGTATAGCACTGTTCATGCAAGACCAAAAATGGAAATTGGCCACTTGCATTGCGACCGCAGAAAAATCGGATAAGGCGCGCGAGAAATATCCAAAATAATGCGGTTCCCGAAAAATCAGAGCGCCGACGGCGAAGACAGTAATCCATAGCCAGGACGTGGGCCATATCCGGTAGATTCGCCGGATCCAAAACGCGAAGGATGCGCGCCAAAACGTCTCGCTGTCTTTCGCTTTATCTAGGCGGCTCAGCAGATCGCGGGATATGACGAAGCCTGAGATCGCAAAGAAGAGGTCGACGCCGGACCACAGGCCGAAGTACATATCGGCAGTGTGAAGCATGGCATTTTCCGAGAATAAATACTGAAGATGGCCGAATATCGTAATT